TCAAACAAATGGAATAGTAAATGATAAAAAAGAACTTGATCCAAATGATTTAAATAGTGGTGTAAAAGCTATAAGAAGCACTGTTGATGAACTTAAATCAAAAGCACCTACAATCAATAAAACAAAAGAAAGAAATAGAGAGGACGGTATTAGTATGAATAGATACAAGTTTTTCGGCGGACTTACAAGAGATAGGGCAGAGGAATTAGTTGTGAGGGATGAAGTTAAAGACTTCCTAACAAGAACAAGGGAATTAATGACACAAAAAAGAGCAGTAACAGGGGCAGAACTAACAATCCCTACAGCAATGCTTGAACTATTAAGAGATAACTTGCACACATACTCTAAGCTAATCAAAAGGGTTAATCTAAAGCCTGTTAGCGGTAAATCTAGACAAAACGTTGCTGGGGCAGTTCCAGAAGCGATTTGGACAGAAGCATGTGGAAAGCTTAATGAGTTAAATATCGTATTCAACCAAGTTGAAGTTGATGGATATAAAGTGGGTGGGTTTATTGCAATTTGCAATGCCACTTTAGAAGATTCAGACCTTAACTTAGCTAATGAGATTTTAACAATGTTAGGCCAATCATTAGGGCTTGGAATTGATAAAGCTATCCTATACGGAACAGGCACAAAGATGCCAGTAGGTATCGTTACTAGACTTGCAGAAGAAGCAAAGCCTAGCTATTGGGGGCTTAATGAAAGAGATTGGACTGATTTAAGTGAGACCAACTTGCTAGTATCAGACCCAGCAGCAGATACAGACGTGTTGTTTTATAAGGATTTAATTTTAAAACTAGGTAAGGCAAAAGCTAACTACGCAACTGGTGGTAAGTTTTGGGCTATGAGTGAGAATACATTTGCAATATTACAAGCTAAAGCATTAACGATTAATGCTGCAGGAGCAATTGTATCAGGACAATCTCAAACAATGCCAATTGTAGGTGGAGAGGTTGAGTTCTTAGACTTTATCCCCGACAACGTAATTATTGGTGGGTATGGATCCTTGTATCTCTTAGCAGAAAGAAAGGGAGCAACCCTTGCTCAATCTGAACACGTACAATTTATTGAAGATAACACGGTATTTAAAGGAACAGCAAGATATGACGGTAGACCAGTATTTGGGGAAGGTTTTGTTGCTATAAACATTAGCCAAGAAGATGCAGAAGTTGCGCCAAAGGCTAGTGATGTAACCTTCGCGCCAGATACAGCAAACTAACAATAGGAGGTAGGCAATGAAAGCGAAAGTATTAAAAACATTTGGTGATGCCAAAAGGAAAAAACTTCGCTTAGCTGGTAAGGTAATAGAGGTAAGTGAGGAAAGGTTTAAAGAATTGAACTCTACACGCAACGGATTACTGTTAGAAGAAGTAGCAGAAAATGAAGAAGATTTTACGGTAGAAAAAACATATCCATTCCCCAAGCATACAGGTGGGGGATGGTATGAAATAACTAACGGTGAAAAGGTGCAGGGGAAAGAAAAAGCTGAAGAGTTAGAACGTAAATTAAGGGGCTGGTAATATGGACACAGCTATCATAATTGAATTGATGAAAGCAAGAATAGGTATCTCTAGCACGATTAGAGATACCTATTTAATTGCAATAGTTGAAGGCATAGTAAGCGAACTAGAAGATGAAAAAGGCATTGTTTTAAGCAAAGATAATAACAACCATGTGATGTTTGTTGTTGATTATGCTACATGGAGATATCAAAATAGGGATAGTGATAGTGGCATGCCTAAAAACTTGCATTGGCGATTAAGGAATATGTTTGTTCATGATGGCGGTGCTAATCCATGACATTTGACGATAAAATCAAACTCATTAAAATAACTTATGTGAAAAACAGCATGGGTGATATGGTACCTAAAGAAGTTGAGAGGAACGTATTAGCTAGCAAACTGGATTACAGGAGTAAGGATTATTACCAGGCCATGGCTGAAGGTTTAAAACCATCAATAACATTTGGAATTAACAAGTTTGAATATGAGAATGAAAAAGAATTATCATACGAAGATGTAAAGTATAAAATCATAGATGTAACACCTATTAAAGCAAGGTATAGTAATGAATTTGAAGCAGTAGCTTTAATTTGTGAGGGGTTGGTGAACAAGTAGATGGCTATGCCTAAATCAGTAGTAAAGATCAGTAGAGACGGCGTAACGTACACGTCCAATGTGGATAGAGTGCAACACACGCTTAGGGAGTTGCAATTTAGAGCTAATTATGATGTTGCAAGATTTCTTATGTATAGGATGAGAGGAGAAATATCAAAATCAAAGAGTATGAGAAATCTGCCTAAAAATAGAAAAACTAATATATTTCAATATTGGGTAAGAAAAAGAGACAATGATTTACAGGTTGGAATAAAAGCGGATACTTGGTATGGGGTAAAAGGGGAATTAGGAAGTTCTAATCAGCCTAAAAGGGGGATATTAAGGAATACTGTATTCGACAATGTTAATACCATAAGAGAAATACAGGGGCAATACTTATCAGCCATAGGAAACGAAGTAGAGGCCGTACGGATAGCAGAATCAGAGCAACCTAAAGAAACAGGTGGTAATGATGATTAAGCTTAGGGAGCATTTAAATGAACTTATAGGAGCCATCCATCCCAGGGTTTCATTTGAAGGGTCAACCTATGATATGGCTTACCCATATGTAGTCTACGACCTACCTAATTCCTTTGTTAACGGGAGACAAGAAATATTTAACCTAGATGTTGATGTATGGTCATATGGAGCAGATACAACTGAATTAGAGGCCATCACACGGCAAGTAGAAAAAGGATTAGATATGTATAAGTATATTGATGAAGATATACAGTTTAGTCTTTATAAACGGAACAGATTAAATATAGAAGATGACGACAAGCAAATTAGAAGAAGAAAATTAATATTTGAACTAAGATATTATGACAGGAGGGTATAAAATGCCAAAGTTACAAACGACAGGGTTCAATGCCAACACACCTAAGAACTTATTATTAGATGCAGGTGCGGTGTATAAGAACTTTGATAAAGAAACTTTTACTGGGACCCTTATAGGTGCAACGCAAGGAGGGAATGCTTTTAGTGCGGTTCCAACCATGAGAAATGTACCAGTAGACGGAGTAAAGAGCGAATATGTAAAAGGATTAGCGGTGATTGATGCGTGGGTAGTATCATTAACTACCAATATGCTAGAAGTGACTAAGGACACCATAACAATTGCGTTAGGGGCAGTAGAAGAAACTAGCCATGATGATGATTATGATAGCCTAAGAGGAAAGAACTATATAGGTGAGAACGACTACTTAGATAATGTAGCATTTGTTGGGAAAATAAGCGGTAGCGGTAAACCGGTTATTATTATAGTCGAAAACGCCTTAAACCATGAGGGGCTGCAATTAACAACGGCAGATGCAAGCGAAGGGATTTTGCCAGTAACCCTGTTCGGACACATGCCATCTGATGATCTTGATAACCCACCTTTTGAAATACTTTACCCTAAAGGGGTAGAAAACACCGCCACGCTTAGTACTGAAACAATAAGTAAGGAAGCAGCAGAAGATATTACCTTCACAGTAATATCAAGCGGAAACGCAAAATGTATAGGGGTTAAGTTAGGAATTTACGCGCTTAAGGCAAGCGAATACAGTGTGCTTGAAAATGTAGTAACAGTTAAGAAGGAATATCTTGAGACATTAGAAGAAGGAGAGCGCGTATTCACGCTCGTGATGGACCAGGGGAATAATGTTACAGCACCAAAATTAACAATAACAGCATAAGCACTCTTAATTGAGTGCTTTTTTATTTAATTAAATTGAGGGGGTAAATGGTGAGAGAGTTAATAACAGCAGATGTTTTTAAAATGAGTAGAATCCTAAGCAAAATGGAAATAAATGTTGAAGCTGAAACTACAGAAATTGTAGATGGCGAGGCAGTAAAGGTTAAAAAATCACAGGAACAAGTAGGGGCAGAAACGATACTTGCAATAGGCGAGAATTTATATAAGGCTGAAAAGGAAGTAAACGAGTTTATGGCTGGGCTGATTGGGGTCCCGACTAAAGACTTTGCAGAACTTCCTATTGGTAAAGTTTTTGATTATTTTGAAGAATTTAAAAAGCTTCCAGGTGTTGAAGATTTTTTCAAACGTGCGGGTCGATTGAGCAAATTGATGCCTTAGACCTGCTATTAAGCCGTTATAGCAATATTGAATACGTCATGGCATTACCTATGGAGCAAGGCATAGAACTCATTAGCAAGGCCTATGAAGAGCGCTCAAATGATATTCTGATGCAACGGTGGATTATCCATTATGAGAAGGAAATATCATTTGACGAGTTTAAAGAAAAATTAAAGACGAGACCTATAAAAGATACTAGAAGTAAGGAAGAGATACTAGATGAAGCAGAGAATATACTCGTCTTATTTAGAGGGTCGAAAGAAAGCCAATAAACTATTAAGCACTCTTTACGGAGTGCTTTTATTATGCAACAAATGGAGGTGAAAAACCTTGGAAATATTTAAACTTTTTGGATCTATATTCGTTGACTCTGCGGAAGCCGAAAAAAGCATCTCTAAAACGGACGGTCTAGCAAAAAAGCTAGGTGATGGGCTAGGAAAAGGAATTAAGACAGCTGCCAAGTGGGGAGCTGCAATAGGCGGTGCTGCAATAGCAGGAGGTGCCGCACTATTTGGAATGGCTACTAAGTCCGCAGAAACAACGGATAGGATAGACAAGCTATCGCAAAAAATAGGGATATCAAGAAAAGGATTTCAAGAGTTAGAATATGTGCTTTCTCAAAATGGTACTGATATAGAAAAACTCCAGGTGGGACTTAAAACGCTTACCCAGAGAATGGGGGAGGCAGCAGAAGGAACAGGTAAAGGTGCTGAAGCTTTTGAGAGGCTAAACCTATCTTCCCTTGATCTTAACGGGAACTTAAA